AAAGGCGTTTTGCAAGACGTAAATGACAGAGAAGTCAATGACCTAGTACAAGCCGCAGACCTCAAATGTACTGTTGCGGCTGACTCTTTGGCTTACACCCCTTCAACGAAAGATCGTGTTGTAATAGATAGCAAGGTGCATCAAATCGTACGAATCAAAACATTTCGTAGTGGTGCTAGTGTTTTGTCCTATGAGCTTTATTTAAGAACATGATGATTATCCCCCCAGAAAGAATAGGTGGACACATGGAGTTTCAAATAAATCAACTTCTTAGGGCTGTTGTTTTAGAAGCTGACGCAAGGGCAAAAATGGGTAGCCCGGTAGATACTGGTAGATTTCGTTCTGATTGGCAGATTGGAGAAAACGCCCCGGACGGCAAACCAAATATAGACGGAAGTTTTCCAAAAGGTATTACACCGCCCAAAGGCTCTAATTATCCCGCTGGCTTTGCTGAAAAGATTGGGAATGTTTATCACATACACAATAATTTACCGTACGCTGAGGCGCTTTCTGGGACAGGACAGGGCGTACCAGCTTCATGGAAGGCTATCGGGAGAACTGGTAGTGACCAACAATCTGGACCTTGGGTAGACAAGATTGCAAAAGAACTTGAGGATTGGTCGGTACAAGAATATCAAAAAATATTGAGGAGAACATAATGGCTGCAATAGATTTAAACACAGTAAGAGGCGTTATCGAAGGCAGATTAAATACAGAACTTGCAAGTAGTCCCGCCGTCCCGGTAGTTTTTTACAACCAAAGTTACACGCCCACCCCCGGAGATTCCTTTGTTCAATGTCTGTTTAGTTTTGGAGAGGGAGAATATATAAGTCTTGGCGGTACTAGCGATAGCAGTAACAAGGTTGTGGGTGCTGTTACAATCAATATATTTACTGGACAAAGCATTGGCGCGGGAGCTAATTATGTAATTGGAAAACGTATCCGCGACTTGTACAATCGACAGGTCGTTTCGGGTGTGGTTTTTGACCCTGTTAATGGCCCTACCCCAGTTGCAAACCCAGAGCCAGAAGGTTTCTTCCAAACACAACTTAGAATGACCTTTGAAGCATACGAGGACTTATGACCGAAATTACAGAAGATATGCTTGACATTATCGAAAAGGTAAAAGGCAAGCGCAACCCAGCACTATGGGACCCCCGCTGTGAATCCTACCAGCGATCACAGCAAAAAACCAAAACTACTACTGTTAACTCTGATTCAAAGAGTTAATATGTAGCTAAACAACCCCTTTCTTATTTATCATGGCTTTTTTTCGTGGAGAGGAAGGATCAGTTAATTTTAAAAATGGCTCAGGTACAACTGAAGCTATTGTTAGTACTAGAAACTGGTCACTTACCGTAAACAAAGAAATCTTAGAATGTACCGATCATGGCGACACTTCTAGGGCATATGTCGGTGGATTGATTTCCGCTACAGGGAGCGTTGAGCTTCTTTATACCGCTGCATCAGGCAACGAAACAGAAAATTTAATTGATGATGTTATTGTTACTGAAGATGCCGGGGACGCACAGTTTGAATTATTCCTCGATACATCAGGCACAAAAAAAGTCACTTTTTCTGGTATTGTTACCTCTGCTGATATGGGCGCTGCCGTTGGCGATCTTGAAGTTCTAACCGTGAACTTTACCGCTAATGGTGCTATTACTTTTGCTATTTAACTTATGTCTACAAATCCTCGCACCGTTGACCTTTTAACTACTGAGTTCAATATTCAAGAAAGACGAAAGTTTGAATTGAAAAATGACGCTGGTAAAAAAGTGATCGACTTATATTTTAGACCACTTACTAGGTCAGACAGAATCGCTGCAAACTCAGCGACAAATAGCACAGACGCGTTAGCAATCAGCACCCGGATACTTTGTATGTTAGCCGAGTTGGAAGATGGTTCAAAGGCTTTTGCTTTAGCCGATGCACCAAAACTACAACGCGAGTTACCAGAAAAAGTATTGAACGAACTAGAATTATTCTTGTTCGGAATGGACCCCGCCCCAGTATTGGGCGAAGCAAAAAACGCCTAGAGCAAGATAGTTGGCTCAACTTTGAGTTTTTCTTATCTTGCGAGCTAGGAATGACCGTAGGAGAACTTCGGAATCGTATAACAGACAAAGAATTTTTATTCTACGCTGCTTATTTTGAACTGAAGTCCGAAAGGGAAAAACGGCACATTGAGGAATCAAGATCCCGCACTCGATAGGAAAACTTTGTGGCTATTTCAAATATTGACCTGAGAGTCAATTCACAACAAGCAGTCCGTGGATTACGTCAGGCTCAGGGAGCATCACAACAATTAACAAAATCGGTTGGCGGTTTACGTCAGGCGTTTGGATTTTTGACCGGGGGGTTGTTAATAGCTGGTGGTGTCAGGAATTATTTTAAAGGCTTTAACGAAGCAGAACAGGCAAAAACAGCGGTAAGAACTTTAGGAGTTGATGTTGAAAATTTATCAAATAGACTTTTACTTTTAAGCACAAGTCTTGAGGGCGCATATTCACAGACAGAGTTATTAGCCGCTAGTTATGATGTTGCCTCTGCTGGCTTCATTGACGCAGCGGAAGCATCACAAGTGCTTGAGGCTTCAGCCTTGGGTGCTGTTGGTGGTATGTCAGATTTGGGAACGGTATCTGATGCGGTAACGAGTGTTTTGAATGCCTATGGTTTGGAGGCTGATAAAGCAAACAAGATAGTAGATGGATTTATACAAACACAAAATGACGGTAAAATTATTGTTGACCAATATGCACGACAGATAGGTAGAATCGCACCTACCGCAAAATCAGCTGGTATAAGTATTGATGAATTGAACGCGGCAATATCAACTGTTACAGCGCAAGGTGTGCCAGTAGAACAAACATTTACAGGATTAAACCAAGCAATCGTATCTATATTAAAACCTACCGGGGAAGCAGAAAAAATAGCTAAAAAATTAGGCATAGAATTTAATGCAGCGGCGTTACAGGCAAAAGGTTTTGGGGGAATTTTAGAACAGATTGCAGCTAGTGGTGCAACGACAGACCAGTTGGCAAAACTGTTTGGAAGTGTTGAAGCTATGAAGGCTGTATTTCCTTTGATAAATGATGATCTTGTCAAATTTAATCAAAATTTAGAAAATCAGGCTAATTCATCTGGTACTGCACTTAAAGCAACGGAGGAGTTTCAAGGTACACTTTCATTCCAGTTCAGCCAAATAGTCAAAAATGTAGGTAATCTTGCAAGAGGTTTAGACGAAGTTTTGGGGCCAGCATTTAAAGGGATTTTAGGTACGGTTAATGATATTGTTTCTCGAATGAATGAAGCGGTGGCACTTATGCGAGTGTTTCCAGCATATCAAGAATTAGGAAAAGCAGGGGCAGACATAACTTTTGGTATGGAAAGCAAAGGCATGGAAAGACTTATTGCTGGCGTTGGCATGGCTGAAACTTCTTTGGCTGGTGCTACAAATTTAAAAGACCTAGAAGCTGTCTCAACCCTGATTAACAAAATTAGGAATCAAGCAACCCGAGTAAATTCAAAAAGACAGGAAGATAATTTGATAGAACTTTTAAACGCAATCGACACAATAAGAGAAAATATAAAACTAAGGGAGCTTGAAATTATAGAGGCACAGGCAAAAGAGTCATCTAACAATGATGAAATTAATGACCAAATAAAAACTAAATCAAATTTATTAGATGAAATTTTTGCTAAAAATTCTGTTCAATTCGATCAAGTAGCAGCACTAACCAAGTTATATACTGAAATGTCAATGACAATTCGTAATGGATTGGTTGATGCGATTGAAGGGGCGATTAATGGCACTAGAACGCTTGGAGAGGTCGCCTCAGCGGTCTTTAGCCAGATACAGAGGTCTTTAATTACTTATGGTGTTAACGCGTTCCTCGGGAGCTTGGGAGGCGGTCTTGGTAGTTTCTTTGGTTTAAGTGGTGGCCGTTCTCTTGGTGGTGGTGTTATGAGAGGCTCAAGTTATATGGTAGGAGAAAGAGGCCCAGAGATATTTACACCATCATCAAGTGGTCGTATTTCTACTGGTGGTGCTACAAATGTAGTAGTTAATGTTGATGCCTCGGGTTCAGCCGTTCAAGGCGATGAGGACA